ATGAATGCCCCCGTAGCGCAGCCGCTCCCACGGCTACAGCCCACCCCCTTCGGTGGGGGAACGCCCTGCGGCAAGGGGGGCGACCACGCCCACCGACTAAGCGCCTCCCCCAAAGGGGGACGGGAGGGGGGTAGAACAAAAATACCTCTTTATAAATTTATAGATAACAGCGTTTCTATTCCTCTTCCTGCGTTTATTTATGGATAGAAGAACACCCAATCAGAAAGAAAACAGTCAGCTATGTACCGGAAATTGTGAAAAACATCTCCAAGAAAACAACAAGAGTTTTCTAAAAAACGTCAGACATTTTTTGAAAAATTCCTGATATATTCCGCAAGTCCTGTAAACAGTCTCTGACAGCTGAAAATGAAGAAAGCCCAATGAACTGTTTCTGTTCATCAGGCTTTCTTTTCAAATGGTTACTGATACGTAGCGGATGACCGCTTTAGACTGTCGGGTCCGGTGCTTCTTCGTCTCCGCCCCCGGGGTTGTCGATATCCCCACCACCGGGCTTTTCGGTATTCCCGCCTTCGGCAGTCGCGCCAACCTTAGAGAAAGCATACATTGCTACCGCTTCCTTGATTTCTGTAGAAGGTACGTAGATCACGCGAGCTTTCTTCACGTTACTTGCCGTAAACTTATCCACATTTTCGCTACCGATACCTGATACGGAAGGACGGAATGAGCCAAGGTCGCCTAGGCGAATAGGAGAACCATTGGCAAGGTTACGTTTGATAACCGTCATCAATGCGTCCAGCACTGCTTTCACGTCCGAGCCAGTTACGGTGCAACGGTCAGCGATCTGGTCGATGATTTGTCTCTGTGTCATTTCCGGAGCAAGAACTACCTGAGCGTAGTATTTTCCGGCTGCTTTTTTGTCCTGCGGATTCTTACGCAAGGATGCTTTTACTTGAATTGCCATGTTTATTAGTGTTTAGTGATTAATGATTCATTCTGCGGGCAAAGTTATATATACGCGCGGGCGGCTGCGGGCGTGCATTCTTATCTATGATGATATGTGATGCATGATGCGTTTATGTACATGAAAAAAGGGCTGCGGGGTATGTCCGCAGCCCTCAAAACAGGGGTTTTCCCATTGCCGGGTATTACAGGAGTTAGTCCTTCTTCTCGTTATCGTTGACCGGGCTGTCCGCTCCGGTCAGCCAAACGAAAATTTTACCGATCACTTTCAATACTCGCAACGTGTTTCTCCAAAATGGTTTCATATTGACCTCCTTTTTAATTGTTCCCGGCAAAGGTAGGGTGAATGGATAATGGATAATGAGCAATGAATAATTGGCTACGCTTTCATGCGCTTATATACCGCATGGTACATTATCCATTCTCCATTTTCCATTTTCCATTAAATAACCGTATTCGGTCCGGACATTGAAGCAGGGACATTCTTTGATGTACTCGCATGGTTCTATGATCCCGTTATGGTTGAGATCGGGACTCAGATCACGATGGCCGCAGACCTTTGCTCCCGGATAGGTGAGTAACAGAAAGCGCAGGAGCGTTTCAAGGCTTTGTTTTTGTGCGGTGGTACGTGTATCGGTTGCTTTGCCTGATGCGTTCAGACCTCCTTCGTAAGCGATTCCTATTGATTCGCTGTTGTGGCCTTTGGCGTGTGCGCCGATCTTGGTAATGTCGCGCATGTGGTGTATCCGGCCGTCTTTTGTGATGTAATAATGATAGCCGCATTCGGTGAAGCCTTGCCGCTTGTGCATGGCGTCGAGGGCGGACGGGGTGAGATCACTGGTGCAGCGGGAGGCGGTGCAATGCACCACAATGAGAGAGATGTTTCTTTGTTTGATCATTGTTTTGTGGGTGATTATGTGAGTAATTTCTAGTTGTGTATTTCTCATCTACCCCCCTCCCGTCCCCCTTTGGGGGAGGCGCTCAGTCGGTGGGCGTGGTCGCCCCCCTTGCCGCAGGGCGTTCCCCCACCGAAGGGGTGTCGGGCTGTAGCCGTGGGAGTGGCTGCGCTATGGGGTCAGAAGGGTGAACCGAAAGTGGTGGTTATAAGGTCTCTTTGTTTAGGGGTGAGAATACGGTTGCTGAGGTGGTAGTTGGTTTCTTCCAGTGATCCCAATAGTTCTACGTCATCCTTTATCCACTGTTTAAGGCGGATACTCGCAGAGGCAGGGGCTATATTGGGGAAGTAAAGTACGGCCAGCTCTTTAAAGCCATAACTTCGGTTACTCAGGTTGGCTTGATAGTTGTTTTGTGAGTGTACGTTTGTATACATGGTTCGGAATATTGGTTTACAGTCGTAAAGGTAGGACTTTTAATGTGTAGTTGTCATCCGGAAACTGAGTAGATATAGTTATATATGCTTGTTAAAGGCTGGAAGTTGTGACAATGGCGCAAATGTCACAACTTTCGGCGGTCGGCTTCGCCGTCCGCTCCGCGGAGCGGGGCGGCACGCCCCGCCGGGAAACTTCGGTATGCCGCAGGGTGGAAACAGTCAGCCGGGCACGCCGACAGGCGCAGTCCGAAGGAGGAGCGGAAAGACGGAAGTAACTTCGGGGCGGTGGTCGGGGACAGCCGCCGTCCCATGTGAGAAACTACGGGGCGGCTGTGTGGAGGCGGTAATGTTCCGCAAGGGGTAACTTTGAGCCCGGTACCGAGAAACGGGAAACTACCCAAACAGCGGGAATATCCATAATGCGCTGTTATGTTTAATAAAAGGGCGGAATCCGGAACGGTTCCGCAACTTATTAAACATAATTGCCTATTATGGATTTTCCGCGCAAAAGCTGCAGCAGGATAGAAACACCGGAAGCACACCGCGCACGCAGCATCACGACCGCACGCGCCCGGAGGACGGCGAAGGGCGCTGACTTCCGTAGAACAAATGCGTTTGCGATAAACACGGGAACCCCGCACCGCATGGCTGCACTTCGGACTAACGGCCTGTTTCCTGTCGTTCAGACGCAGGGAGGTAGCGGATTGAGCCTTGTCCCGGCAGCAAGTGCCGGGCAGAGCGAAACCGCACCGGGCATTGAAAACGACTGAGTACACACCGCATGGGCTACCATCGCATAGGCTGTCGCTTGTGGTCCGGATTGCCGGATTGCTATCACACACCTGGCAGGATCTACACCTGATCATCCCGATATCTCACTCGTTATGATAGCAGAATTTTCGCCGGCAGCTGTTCCTGGACAAACAATCTGCTATCACTTTTATTCAGATCGAGATCTTCTTCCGGAGAAATCTGCTATCACCTTTCCGACTGACATCGGCAGGATGCTCTACTTCCGGTCATCCTCCATCGTCTGCTGCAATCTTTCGAATGCTTTGAGGAAATCTCCCACAGCGATTTTCTGATCCTGGTACTTGCGTTGCAATTCTCCCTTCTCCCGTGCCTCCTGCTTGTAGTGGGCACAGAATCGGGGGTATTCCTTCACGATATACTTTATCGCTTCACTGCCGCTTTTCTTTCCGGTGATGGATTTGAGCACTTCCATCTGTGCGGCCTCTTCGGCTGTCAGCCGTAGCGTGAGGATGCTCACTTTTTCGCTCATAATTGCCCGCCTCCTTCACTTGCCGATTCATTAACAGCCGCTTTGCCGGCCCGATTTTCATTATTCAGTTTCGCCGCCCTGTCGAATGCTTCGGCATACGTCCGGCACTTGATTCCGTAACGCTCGATCTTGACGCCTGCGGCTGTCACTTCATGGGCCACGCACCATCCTATACGCATTTTGCGGGGATAGTACAGCGTTTCTTTTGTTGTATTTTCGTTCATTGTTTTTCGTTCTTTTGAGTGATCAATCAGGAGGCTTCTTTCGCTTTACCGCCCGGGCTTCCTCCGGCCACTAGTCCCATTGCATCCCGCAGTCGCTTCAACAGGAATAGACGCGGCATTTTGAGACGTTTGTTTCCGTGCATTTCGGCAAGAATAGACCAGACAGGATTTCCGATTTCTCCATGCCGTGAGAGCTGCAGTACCTCCTCCAGCTCTCTTTGCGACAGATTGTAGGGACGCAGCGTGTTTATCAGCCCCTGCGGATTGCGCTGTTTCTCTTCCTCCGCCTTCACATCCGCCTTCACATCCGCCTGTGACGGTTGATGCCTGGCGATATCCGGTTTGGAGCTACGGTCCTCACCCAATACGGTAGAAGAAAGTAAAACTCTCGCTTCCTCCTCCGTAAGCGCTCCGGAAGGCTGCGGGGGAGTAGAGGAGGATTTTCTTTGTTTTTCTTTTATTTTCTTTTCTTTGTCTGTTTTTTCCGGAATGTTTCCGGAACTTTCCGGAGTATTCTGGAAAGTTTCCGGAGTACTCCGGAATTTTTGTTCGGCCAATGTTGCCTGATTCGGTGTATCGTGTTCCGCCGCCCCGGCCCCGCCTTCGAAGAGTGGCATCGCTACAGGCTCCCTCATCGGCTGTTCCGGTTCTACAAGCAGGATTTCGAGCGGTATGTATGATTTCTTCTTGCTGATCTTGCAGATATCGAGATATCGGCTTTGAATGGCACGTGAGGTCAGTATGCATTGCGTCTTCCACATCACGGGGTCGAACAGGCATACTTCGGCACAGTAACCGATGATCTCCTTCACCCGTGCTTCGTTCATGTCCCAATAGTCGGCACAGTCAAAGAGCTGGTCTTCCGTCCAGCGGATATATGCGCCTTCCACCCGGTAGATTTCGTTCAGCGCGTATTGGTAGACAGCGTATCCGTCGCATCCGTATTTCTTCTTCAGACGCTTTATCTTAATGTCCTGAAAGCGGTCTGTCTCCGCTTTGTAGTATGAAAAACCGTTCTTGCTCATATTCTTTTGCTGTAATTGGATGCCAGATAATTCATGATTTCTTCTTTGTTGTATAGGAACGTTCCGCCCAGCTTGTAGAAGGGAATAGCCTGCGCTGCACGCAGGTTTCTCAATGTTGAATTGCTGACATTGAGTAGCTTACACACATCTGCAGAGCGAATAAATGTCACATCTTCGGAGACATTGTCGAGTATGACGGGGGTAACGGGCTTGTACTTCGCTTCTTTCCGTTCCTGTTCATTGGCTGTACTTTCGGTTTTCATGATTTTCATGCTATTGTTCTTTGTTTTCATTGTTCTACTTCTTTATAGGGATTAATATTCATTTTTTATGTATTTGAAAGCTATTCGGTCGAGATCATTCAGTTGGTTGCTTTTCAGGGCGTAGATCGTTTTTATAATCCATCCTTTGAGGACAATGCTGCGGTGTCCTTCGACGTTGCCATAGTGCTGCAGTGCGTCATTGAGCGCTTTCCCCATCTTCTGTTCGGAGATGAGGTTCCGTTCGTATGCTATCATGCTGTCGATTGCTTTTTGTTCCAGGGCTTGCTGGATGAGGGTTGCGGTTGTTTTCATTCGTTTGCTGCTTTATTGTTGGGTGATTCTTGTGATTCTTTCCGGGCGTACATTTCCTTAAGGGCCGCCATGTCGTCCATCACTTTTGTGTCCAGAATCTTAGCGTAGATTTGCGTCGTCTTGATACTGGTATGTCCAAGCATTTTCGATACGGTTTCAATCGGTATGCCATGAGACAAGGTAATAGTAGTGGCGAAAGTATATACTGAAAAGGTAATGATTAGTAATAAAGCGTAAAGCGCAGATAATCATGTATGTTTGTCGCTTGTAGTCGTTAGCTGTCCACCCTTGAAAAAGAAAAAAAGAGCGTATTCAGGTAGTAGTTCCGTTGCTTATCCGTTACCCTTTTTAGAGGTCGGCAACAGGCAGAAAAACAAGGAAATAGGACGGACTTCTGCAAATTGGCTCGTTTCTCTCTTTTCGTTGTCCTTATTAGACCTTTGAACGGTTTGTTTGTCAGTGGCTTGCATCATTTCAAATAACTCTGTTGGAAGTAATTTTATCAACTTAAAAAAACAGAGATATGAAAACAGAATTGAAAGTACATTTCTACCTAAGAAAGACCGATGAAAAGAAAAACGGCGAGTGTCCCGTTATAGGAAAAATTACCATTGGAAAAGACGTTGTACAATTCAGCGCAAAAGTTACTGCCAAAGCATCCCTTTGGGATATTGTTTCAGGCAGGGTAACAGGCAAGAGTAAACACGCCACCGAAATAAACGCTACACTGGATAAAATCAATGTAGCGGTAAACACCAGTTACCGCAAATTACAAGAAATAAAAAATACTATCACCGCAAGCGAGGTAAAGAATGCATTTCAAGGCATCGCATCCGGGCAGGAAACACTAATCAGCTACTTTGCACGCCACAATGAAGATTTTAAGAAACGTGTAGGCGTGAACCGTGAGTTATCCACACAGGTACAGTATGAAAACTCCCTGAACCATCTTAAACGGTTTATGTCGTTGAAATGCAAGTTATCGGATATTCCATTTACACAGCTTGATTTCTCTTTCATCGAGAAATACGATTTTTATCTGCATGTAGAATTGAAATTAAAACCCAACACGATATTAGGCATCATGCGCCATTTGCGTAAAATGATAAAACTTGCCACTGGTGAGGGGATTATAACCCGTGACCCGTTTGACGGTTATTCACCTGAAAGACCCAAAGCCGAGCAGAAATATCTGACACGTGACGAATTGCAGAAGATAATAACCACGCCCTTAGACCATCCATGCAGGTACTTAACCCGTGATATGTTTCTATTTTCTGTTTTCACCGGATTGGCGTACAGGGATATTTGCAACCTTACAGAAAAGAATATTGTCAAGGCTTCCGATGGCGTGCTATGGATAGAAACCACCCGGCAGAAAACCGGAACGCCTTGTGAAATTCCCCTGATGGAAATACCCTTGCAAATTCTTGACAAATACAAAGGTTTAGCCCCTGACGGGAAACTGTTGCCAATGCAAAGTTGCGGCAGGTTGAACAAGAACCTGAAAGTTATCGCCCAACTTTGCGGACTGAAAAGAAAGCTCATCTTTCATGCCGGAAGGCACACATACGCATCCGAAATTTGCTTATCTCAAGGCGTTCCAATAGAAACAGTAAGCCGTATGTTAGGACATAGGGATTTACGTTCCACGCAGATATACGCAAAAATCAGCAATAACAAAATATCAGAGGACACCGACAAACTGGAAGAACGGATAAAAGATAAATTCCGGTTGGTTGGCACAGAACAATAAACATATCATTCTAAATTATTATCAATATGGAAAAGAATACGAAAGCCAAAAGAAGCACCTTTGCTGTCTTGTTTTATCTCAATACGTCCAAACGTAGAAAAGACGGTACTTGCCCGATAGTCGGACGTATAACGGTAGATGCAAATTCCGTACAGTTCAGCACAAAAATAAATCTTTCTTCCCCTGATTGGGACGCAAAGAAAGGACGGACGAAAAAAGAAAGAAAGGAACTTTCCGATATAAACCGGACGCTTGACCGTTTGGAAAAGCAAGTAAAAGCCCACTATTCCCGGATAGTGGAAACAGAGGGGTATGTAACAGCCGAAAGGATAAAGAACGCCCTGAACGGTATCGGTGAAAAAGCATCCCACCTTTTACAGCTATTTCAGGAACATAACACCGAATTTGAAAAACGTGTAGGCGTGAACCGTGTTTATGATACTTATTATTCTTATCTATTGACATACAAACATCTTTCAAACTTTATCCGCATGAAATACAATTCGGAAGATGTGCCGTTAGTCAGCCTTACGCATAAGTTTATAAATGATTTTGATTTCTATTTGAGGGTAGAAAAGCGGATGCAGGCAAGCACCGTTTTAAGCCGCATGATTGCATTGAAAAAGATAATCACACGTGCCATCAATCAGGGAACACTAAAACGCAACCCGTTTATAAACTATGTGGCGGAACAGCCTTTGAAAAAGTACAGGCATTTGACGGAAGATGAATTTCAAAAGTTACTCACCACTCCGATAGCGACTAAAAGATATTACCGCACAAGGGACTGGTTTGTCTTTTCGTCTTTTACGGGGCTGTCTTATGTGGATATGTGCGCTTTCTCGGTTGATAACCTAATAACGGAACAGGACGGCAGCACATGGATAAAGATACCACGCCAAAAGACGGGGACGGTGTGCAGCATCAAACTGTTAAGTATTCCTTTGATGATTATAGAGAAGTATAAGGATGAAAGGAAAACCGATAAAGTTTTCAATATGACAAACCTTGCAGGCATCGAAGCAAACCTGAAAGTAATCGCCCGATTATGCGGTATAGACCGGAATTTGACCTATCACATGGCACGTCATACTTATGCGACCCAAACGTGTATCTCTCAGGGAGTTCCGATAGAAACGCTAAGTAAACTCATGGGACACCGTTCTATCCAAACAACGCAGATATACGCCAAAATCACCAATCAGAAAGTAAACGAGGACATGAAAAGACTGTTTACCAAAGTGAACGGTAAATACCAAGTGATTGAAAGTGATATTACTTCGGACATAGCACACAAGAAATTTTCTCAATGGCTGAAAGTAAAGCAGATATTTCCCGAAAAGAAATAATATACAGGTTAAAGAAGATAGGCAAAACCTATCTTCTTTTTAATTCATCCCTGCAACCTTGATTAGTTGCATTATCTCCGACAATGTGCCTTTAGGCTTGATTGTACCGTTCAGGAAACCGCCCAATTCCTCACTAAGTGTCTGACTGTCATAAACCGTAGTAATCGAGCCACTGAAAGAAAAATCCTTTTTCCCTTCTTCATTCAATAGTTGTTGCAAAGTATCAACAAATTTATCAGCCATTTCACGCCTTTTAAAAACAAGGTTTGTCAGTTGTTTTTCCTTGTAATAAATAGTCAGTACGGCAACCGTATTTTCATTTTCTCTTAAATCTTCCATATTGGTATCACTTTAAAAGTTAAATTTCTACGAAGATAATAAAATACAAACGATTACTATCCGGCTTTCGTACTTTTTCCAAAGCTGAATAAAACATTAACAAAGGTAAGCTCCGTATTCCGTCCGTTCAAGTCCAAGCCCTACGGGTTTAACTAAAAATCTCCACACCTGCGCTGCGCTCCGGGTTGTATTTTTAGTTAAAGACTTGCACAGACGAAATACTACACTAATAAAGTTAATGTTCTTAGTCAGTTTCGGAAAAAAATGTGTTTTTTTAAGGATGGTAGGTTATTCCTGCCGTTCCTTGTTATAGTAGGTCTGTAAAAGCCTTTCTATATCGCTTTGACGGTAGATTATTTTGCCTTTTATCTGAATGTAAGGGATAACGCCCGTATCTCTCCATTCTTGCAGCGTGCGGATGCTTACTTTCAGGCATTTGGCTGCTTCCCGGTTGCTTAGAAACTTTTCACCGTTCAAATGCGGTCTGCTTTCCTTTGCCAGTCGGCTGATACCGTCTAATATTCTATCCATAGACTGGAAGAAGTCCCTAATTATTTCACTGTTGCCGTTTATCAGTTCCATATTGTTATATCGTTATATTGATTTATAATTCGTTTGAATGATTGACAGACATACACCTGTCAGTTACGCAGATACTCGCCATAGTAAAATATGGAAATACTATCTTTTACCGCATCATAGCCGATATAAAGCCGTTTAAAGGCTTCAACGATGAAGTAACGGTTATCTTCTTTCTGTATCTCGTAAACGGCTGGTTTCGCCTGTCCGTTATCAGATACATGGAGCATCGAAAGGAAATACTTTTTCTTACTTTGGTATATCATCACCGTAGGATGAAGGTTCAAACTTTCCCAAATTCCGACAATGGCAGACAATTTGAATGACTGGTTTACTTCCGTATTATTTTCTTCTTTCTTTTCCATAGGGCAATCTTTATTTATTGTTTGATTGATAATTCGTTATCTTGTTTTCCGTACATTCTGCAATCAGTCTTTCAATATCGGCAGATTTATAGTACAGCTTGTTACCTATTTGGGAGTAGCCCAGTTTACCGCTATCCCGGTAGTTCTGCAAACTTCGGATGCTGATACCCAGCAGGGCACACACTTCACGACCTGACAGCCATTCATCCGGCTGGCGGGTATTCTCTTTGCAAATCCGTTCCACCTGACTGGCGAAGCCGGAAAACCGACCGCACACCTGTTTAAAGGTCTGTTCCTCAATAGTTATGATATTCATAGGTTTTTCTCTTTTGGCTGGTTGAATATTCCTTTTTGCATTTCTTCCCGGTAGAGAGCCGAAAGAACATCATTGTGTGTATTCAAATGTTCTTCCAGTACGTTATCAATGAAATTTCCGATACTTACCTGTTTGCCTGTAATCACTCCTACAATTTGCATGATACGTTTCTGTATCTCTCCGCTTATGTACACGCTTTGACGGTTGCAAACCGACCGTTTTTTGAGGAACACCGATTTATAGCTTTCCCGTTCCTTACTTGCTGTTTCCTGTAATGATTGTTTTACTTCTTCCAT